AGAACAAATGGCAGCTTACTTTGATGTGTCTGTTGATGTAGATATTAAAACTGCAGACGGTAAGATTAGATTTGCAATCTGTAAAGCAATCGCAACAAATAATGGTAATAATAAAAAATATTCTAGCTTAGGTGAAGCTCATCCAGATAATAATGGCTTTGAATATTTTGTAGCTGTTGCAGAAAAGAGAGCTGTTGATCGTGCAATCTTAAAAGCGCTGCACTTACATGGAGATGTTTTATCTTTTGAAGAATTAGATTTAAGAAACAAATCAAAAAAACAAACAATTAAAAAAACAACTGAACAACCTAAAAACGAAAAACCAAAAGTAAAAACTATTACAGAAGAAATAGAACAAAAAATTTTATCCTCAAAAGATAAACTAAGTTTTAGCAAGAACCTAGGTAAGTATGCAAACTTCCTGGAACAATTGCTAAAAGAAAATCCTGGTTGTGCAAATGAATTGCTAGAAAAAATCCAGGTGAAACAACAAGAAATGGAGGACAAATAAATGTCGTTTAATCCAAAACCAGGCTATGTCTGTTCGTTTTCTATGATGAAAAATCCTAAGAAAACTGAAGACAAGCATCCAGACTTAGTTCTAGTCAACCACATGTCTAAAAAAGGCAACATGGTTCCTAAGAACTTTACCATTAAATTAAATGGTCAAGATGTTTGGTGCCAGGCATCAGCCTACAAACAAGAAGATGGTTCAGTTAAAATAACTATAACTGAAACAGACTCTATGAAAAAACCAGGTTTTGCGCCTAAGCCACAACAAGCGGCTGCAGCGGAAGACTTTATTTAAATATGAAATACGGTTTAACTCCAGTACATCGTAAAGTTTATGAGTGGATTAAATCGTATATCGAAAAGCACGGGTATGCGCCGTCTTATGATGAGATTAAGGTGGCGCATAATATGAAAACCAGATCACACGTTCACAAAATTATTGATAATTTAGAAAAAAGAAAATGGATAGCAAGAATACCAGCGACAGCTCGCAGCATAACAATACTGTAAAAACTTTACAGAACCAAGGTGGTAAACATTATCAAGGGTTTATCATTCAGCCTGCAGAATTTATAATTAAAAACAAACTTCCATTTGCAGAAGGAAATGTCATTAAATACACGTTGAGACACAACAAAAAGAACGGTGCTGAGGATATTAAAAAGGCTATACATTACTTAAAAATGATACTAGAAATGCAGTATGGTGAATAAATATGTAAAGCAATGGGAATACGAATGTAGTGTTACTTTTGAAGTAACAGACAAATCAGTAGAAAAACTAGCTTTAATGAAAAATCCACCAGACAATGCTAACTGTATTGTAGACCCCAAGGATTTGAGGTTTATTAAATCTACCGTGAAGGAGGTAAAGCAGGTTGCAAACAATGTATCAAAAACTGACAAAAGAGATACAGGAGACGGAAAAAGAGAGAAAAAATCTTTTGTCGAAAATAAGCAGAGCGAAAAGCAAGCTGGGTGAGTATCCAGTAAATGCTGTTGCAATTGCTAAACAAGCTAACGATAAGTTAGTTAATATAGTCCAGCTACAGGACCAAAGAAAACAGCTAGAATACTAAGTTTTCTTAAATAGTAGCGCACAACTTGTAAAAATTCATTTACTTGCTAAGGGTCCTTTACACTTTTTTTAAAATATTCTGTAACATTAGTTGATAAAACAATCACAGATACCTGTTGACTAAATGTCAATAACTGTAGTACAAGGTAATTAACTAACAATGAATAAAAAAATAACTACAAACCAAAAAACAGAAGGAGCCGCTATGGGTAAGACTTACCAAGTAATCAGCATGGCTGATTTAGAAAGAGTTAATAACAAATCTATCTCGATGGGTAGAAATCAAAACATCCCAGTTCAAACAATCAAAGATTTAAAAGCAGCAGGTAGAGTTATTGCTGTTGTCTCTGGTTCTTTTCCTCACAACGATGTTGAGCAAAGATTAGTTTTGTTTGCTGGAGACAAGTACGGAACTTTATTGTGTGATGTCAGTTTTGATGACTACAAAAAATATGTCAAACCTTTAACATTGGAGGCTGCGTAGTGTCATTCAAAAAAGATAAGTTTGGATGGGTCAAGCTAAAGTCTGGTCAAACAAATTATTATCACAACTCGAAATATCCAAACTTCCTATGCTACAGATTAAATGTTCCTGGTGTCTTGTACCCTTGGGGAATTAGATCTGGCAAGATGGATGACAACGGATTTGATTTTGATGACAAATATAATGCTGAAGGTTTTGCTTGTGCTGGAAAGTTAGGCGCAACACAACACGCTAAAAAATACCAACCTAAATATAAGGAGGCTGAGTAATGAAAAAAATAATTTATTACATCTTAGGTTTTATAGCTGCTGAAGCAATGGTGGTTACTTTAGCAATGTTAATTTTACATACATGGTCTATTCAATAAGAAAAAACGGAACTAAATACAAAGTATACGATGAGGGTCGAAAGACCCTCGCGTCATTTGATACTAAGGAACAGGCAGTTGCCTTCCTTGCTAAACCAAAGACTATAGAATTTAAGCAAGCATTTAAAATTTATAATGATTATATTGATAATCAAATTAAACTAGGAATTATTAAGAAACATACAGGTCAAAGATACCAAGAAATCGTTTGCTACCACATAGAACCCCTTATTTTAAACGTCCCTATTAATACATACCAATACTCACAATTCTTAACCAACTACCTTCAAAAGCTCTCTATGGCGGTTTCTAGAACGACTTTGCAACCATTATCAGCTAAAACCTACAAAGATGTATTAGCTGTATTTAGAATGGTTATAAAATATATACGGGACTTAGATTATGATATTGGAGATTGTCAGAAGATTATTGAGTACAGAACTAAGGTACCTGGTAATAAAAAATTAAAATCAAAAGATGAATTTTATACAACAATTGATGATGCTAAGTTATTAATTCAATCAGTATCTAATCTTGAATATAAAACTTTATATTATTTAGCTCTAGTCTCTGGTGCCAGAACCAATGAATTATTGGCTGCATGTTTTGATGACTTCAATAATAATACTTGGACCATACAAAATACTTTAGACAATGATAATGTATTTGAACCCGGGTCAGCCAAAACTATAGCAGGGTTTAGAGAAGTCGATATACCTGTTGAAGTAATGACTTTAATTAAATCATTAAAGTTACAAAGATTAAATCAAAAAAGATTATTTAATATTTCTAAAAGCCAGATCAAATACCATACACAAAAGCTTGCAGCTTCAATTGGTATAGCCTGGCAAGGTGGACTAAGTCCATTTAGAAAACTGTCTTCTAGTTTAGTCTTCGATAGCGGAGTCTTGTCTGAAAAAGAATTTAGACAACGATTTGGCTGGGAGGATTTAAAAACATTTAGGAAGTATTACCAAAGACAAACAAGAAATAATGTTAGAGTTGATGGTATATTTAACAAACTGCTTAACTAAAGGAGTATTATGGCAGAAAAAATATGTAGGCACTTACCTTACGACAATGAGATTTGTACCAAACTAATTGGTGCTACCGCTTACAATCTTAAAAAGTTTAGATTGGAAAGAAAAATGACACAAATGAGATTGGCAGATAAGCTTAGTCAATATCTAGGTCAAAGATATTCATATCAACAAATACAAAAGTATGAGTCTTTGAATGAAAACAAAAACAAGATACCATTAATTGTTGGATTTGCTTTTGCTAAAATACTCAATAAACCTTTGGAGTCTTTTTTCATTAGTAAACAAGAACAAGATCATGCGGTTATTTTTTCTGGTGAACTCAAACCAACACAAGAAAATATAAGTGAATAAAAAAAAAGAACCAGTATTGTATGTAGGCAATTGCCATTACTGCAATAAGAGTTTGTATTCTAATACGGGTGGGTGGATAGCTAGTCCTAAGTTTGAGCCTACCCGTGTGGTAAGACACTTTTGTCATAATGGTAAAGATGGCAGCTGCTTTGATATATATTGTAATTTTATAAATGATTTAAAAATTAATGCCGAGATAGCGCACGTTAGTACCTTAGAGACAGACTGGCAAAACAGACTACCTTATAAACAAATGATTGAAGAATTTTTAAAAAAAGGAAAATCTAGTTAGATGTCATTCGATCTATATGATTATAAATTCTACCTATCTGCTTATCAATACTCATAATTTCTTCAGACAACATTCCCAAATGAACCTGCAGCTCCACGATAGTCATTAATACATAAGTAGATAAACCCATTAGTATAGTACCAAGTAAAGCAATCAGAGCTGTGTTGTGTTGTCGTTTCATTTTGCAACCTTACCTTTATTAATACCTTTTTTAATTACATATTGTTGGGTCCCATTAGCACCCACATTAACTTCTTTTTTTAAGTTTTTAAATAATTGCATCTCTTTATATTTTTTATTACTTTTTTCAGTAAACTTATCTAAAAACTTAGTATCTCTCATGTTAGTGCCTACAAGTATCGCAGGTACAAATATCGCCATCATAAAAATGATTGTGTAACACATCTTTACAATGACACTTGCAACCACATATTTTACATCTATGTCTTCTTTTTCTTTTTTCTTTGGGTAAAAAAATCTTTTCAATTTTACTAAAGATTTTATCTATGGTTCCAAATAATTTATAAAATAAATAATCCATCATCTACCTTGACCTTTGTAACGCGTCATCTTTTGCTGGCGCTTTTCATTTTTATTTTTAGATTTTTTATGCGCGCCTGGTCCCCGCTTTTTAGGCTTATCTCTTGGTATAAAATGTGTAAACTTTTGTTTAGCCATTACTTCTTCTTAATTAGATCAGTTGCTTTTATTCCATAGATAGCTGAAACAATTGCAATCCACAAAGAAACTAGCCACCAAGGCATCTCCTGGAGTTTAGCAAAATATAAATCTATCTTGTTTTGTATTTCTTCATCCTCAGCGAATACTGAGTAAGCAAGAAGAAACAGGGGACTTGAAACTGTTAAAAGTACAAATTCATCTTTCCAGTCTCCCTTCTGATGTTCAAATACTTTTCCTTTGTATTCAATATCCCCTCGTCTCATCTTCTCTGCATGAAGTAGTCTAGCTTCTGATAAAGCTTCTTTTACTTTCTGCTTATCAGAATATAATTTGGCTCCAGTTTTTACAGCCATTCCTATTAAATTCCACGGCATCATAGATCACAATTCCTCATTATGTTGGCTAGCTCCTGGCAACGAGCGGGTGTTTGCATGTGCCATCTTGAGTCTAGCATTTGTGCTGCAGCCTCTACATAATCTTCATTCTCTAGAGCTACAAACATATTTTTAAATTTAGATACCCCAGCTTCACCCAATTGGAATACCATTGATATAACCACATTGACCGCATCTTCTGGTGGGTCCAGGTGATCTAACAATCTATCCGCACCTTCCTTTGCCTTAGCAAAATCTTCATCAAATACTTTTTCTAACATCTCTTGAGGGTATACTTCACCATCTTTAAATGGGTCGGTATCTAAAACCTTATGACCATAACCAATAGTTCTATAACCTAAGGTATCTACATATACCTGGTCCCTAAAACCCTCATGTTTTTTTATAATTTCTTTAATCTTCATATATTATTTTTACACCAAGTTTACGTTGTAGGCTAGTCAAAGGTCTAGATATTTTGCTGCCGCCATTTCGCCTTACTTTGTTACCAAAACGATTAATATAAGTGTTACCTTTTATCCTACGATTAAGAGCCTTTACATCATAGCTTTTATATTCACCCGTTTTTTTATTAAGGGTAACTAGATCAATGGGACCTAGTCCGCCAAGTGGAAGGAAGACTATTAAATCTGGATTATTAGCAAACTTTGTTTGAGCCTTTAGCTCACAAACCAAACCTTTGATGTTTTTAGCTGCCATGAAAATGACCTCATTGTTATTCAGCTACTCCATTTAAAGAAGCCAATGATAGCTCCTATAAGACCTGCTAAAAAGATTAATACATTTACTGCACCTTTTCCTTTATTCATATCTTGTCTTAAATCTTTAATGTCTTGTCGCATCTCATCTATTGCTTTAAACAATGTCTTCATTCTTTCTGCGCAGACTTTTTCATGTGAGGATAGACGGAACCCAACCTGTTCTGATGGTGTTGTGCTTTTCTTTTTTCTTGGCATAAAGGTTCCTACTTTTTAAGATTTTCAAAAAATTTCTTTTTAAATTTAATTATTTCTTTTTTTAAACTTTTTAATAACTTTTTTAAATTAGTTATTTCATCCCAATCTTTCATAAAATCATCAAACATTTTCTTTTTTTACCTCATTACAGAAATAAGTTACATATAATTTCTTTTCGTTAAATGCTTCTAAGTTTTCATTGGTAACTTTGATGGTAGCCATTGCACCAGACTTAGTGCAGTCTGTCCAGGAATTAAATTCTACTGGTGATACTGCTGTGTTGTTACAAAACCCTGTGATAGCCGAACAGATAGTATAAGCTAACACAAATTTCATTATGCTTCAACTAAATCCCATGTTTGATTTTCTTCGTTCCAAG